TCGCCGGTTGAGGGCGCACTAGCTAACCTTTCCGACGTAGTAGCCGTATCGGTTTTAGAAAACCGCGGTGACACGGACAAAGTGCTTTACGGCGTCACACTGCCCCCGCATAGCATTTACTGTAGCATCTATGGCGGGAACATAGAGAGTATAGCCAAAACGATTCACGAAAAAATTGACGGCGGCTGTGGAATTTCGGGAAACACAAAAATCGCTTATGTAGATGAAAAAGGCAATGAATTCGTTTACTACATTGAGATACCGACAACAACAACATTCGCGCTGTCTGTAAAGATAAGGAAAACTTCGACGCTTCCGACCAATTACGAAGAACAAATTAAAAAAGTTGTTCTTCAAAACTTCAACGGCGAATTAAATAAATACGGACGCGCGAAAATGGCACAGACGATTTACGCAAGCCGCTTCTACGCCGATATAGTTGACGTCGGTGTAGATAATCTCGAAAATATTGAGATATCATACCCTAGCGGGTCAGAATGGACTGATAGCGTCGATATTCCAGCTAATCAGATACCAGTAATGAGCGAAAGCGATATTAATATTACCGTACTAGACTAAGGGGGCTTAAACATGGACTTTAGAGGGCAAGAAGATGTGCGCGAGTGCGACAATATACGTGTTGAACTACAACCGTATATCCAAAGTCAATACGGTAGCAGCACAACTATTTATCAGATTTTAGATGATTTTCGCGCGAATATCGACCCTAGTAAAGATATGCTAGTTTTCTATGACAACATATTTAATATAGCGACGGCTAATGGCGTCGGGCTTGATACATGGGGCGAAATCCTTGTTATTGGCAGAACGATAACAGACCCTATTAACGGGAAAAAATTCACGTTAGAAGATGATGAATACCGCTCACTGCTTTACTATAAAGCGTTAGCTAACATCACCGACGCAAGCCTTGCAACGCTTAACTATATGCTGAACAAGCTTTTCCCGGAGCTGGGCGGCGTTGTATTCAACGTTATCGACGAAAAGCAAAGAGAGGACGGGACGTTTTACAATAACTATCCCATGCACGTTCGCTTCGTATTCACAATGTATTTAACAGATGTTCAGCTTGCCATATTTAGGATAGGCGCGAATTTAATCGTAGGCGCAGGCGTAGGCTGGTCACTGATAATGATTGATATCGATAATACGTTTGGTTTTAACGGCAGCCTGCTTCAACCATTCAATAATGGCGTCTTTGACCCGTACCCCCTCCAATCTATAGAATAAAGAAAAAAGGAAGTGTTAAAATGGCTATACCAGTAGTTCAAGAACCATTGTATTTATTTGAAAGACCCTTTGCAAACGAAGGGACAAAAAACATCATTCCGGCAACGAATAACGAAACAACGGGATTAGCGTCACAGACGAACGGCTTTCCTGCTATAACGCAAGTCCCAATTAAGGCAGGCGGCATAGCCCCGACACGGGCGGACTTTAACGGTATTCTTTATATGTTATCTGCTTTTGCCTACTGGCAGCAAAGCGGCGGTTTAATGACTTACAAGACGACTTTACAGTATTCTGCAAACTGCCTAGTAAATCACAACAACAAGCTTTATATGTGCATTCTTGCTAATGGCGTAGATACGGCGGCAGGGCTAAAAACTCCGGGCATTGATACAACATACTGGCAAGAGCTTTTGCCATATATAGGCGGTATCACACCTGAACAAGTACAAGATAAGATAAACATATCCATTGGAGAGATACCCAAACCTGTGGCAACACATTTCGGCAGTTATTCAAGTGTTTCATCAAGTGGCACTGCTAAAACAGACGGAATTATAACTGCAAAAAGTTATTCGAATACTGGGATTACTGGCTATGTAAACGGTTTAGAAGTAATGTATACCGCAGGTAGAAGTAAATACGGACAAGGAAACTGTTCAATATCTTTTCCAGTACCAAAAGGTGCTGCCTATTTAGTGAGTGGCGCGGAGTATGTGCGCTGGCTACCATTAATAAGCGATTAACAAAGGGGTGAAAAAATGGATATTAACAATATAGTCAACTCAACCCGTATAAGAAATGCTAGGTTATTAGATGACATAAATAACAAAATATTAAACAGAGAATACTACAAATTCAAATATCTGCCGTTAGAGGGCGCACTGCCCGGGTTATATTTTCAGCAACAAACAGAGGATGCTATTAACGATATAGGCAACGTAGCATATGCAACGGAACAAGTCGCAGATGAAGCGTTAAAAATAGCACAACAGGCTTATAACATAGCTTTAGCAGCATTAGAAACGGCGAATAATGCACTTGCCGCGGCTCAAACAGCGCAACAAACCGCTGATACTGCATTGAATATTGCAAACAATGCTTTAAGCGTTGGAACAGCTGCCGCTACAGCCGCAGCAGCAGCGCAAAACAGAGCAGACGAAGCATACGATTTAGCTGACGCAGCGCAAAAAGCCGCTGACGCAGCGCAAAAAGCCGCTAACGCAGCGCAAAAAGCCGCTAACAGCGCAGCTAATGACGCTACAAATGCGTTAACAAAAGCAGAGAACGCATTGACAAAAATTGAGCAGTTAAGCGTTTTAAACTATTATAATAACGTGACAGAAGCGACAGATGTAAACACATTAGTTGATATTCGCCGCTGGTATTTACAAGCTTCTAATAACCCTAACGCGCCCGAAACAAACCCGGGCTTTTTAAACGTTGATAACGATTATAATGACAGCGTATGTAAACAGCTATGGGTGAGTGAAACGACAGGAGCGATTTATAACCGTTTCGGGCAAATCGTAGAAAATAGTGACCCTGCTACTGTTAGTAGTTGGTCAGAATGGTATAAACTGGCTACAAAAGCAGATATTGACGGAACTACAACGGCATTAACTAAAAGGATAAATACTGTGGCGAATAACCTTGCTACACATGAAGCTGACTTCAGTAATCCGCATAAAGTAACCGCCGAACAACTCGGATTAACAACGGTATATCAATATAAAGGCAGCGTTGCTACCTACGCCGATTTACCGACTACAGGGCAGAAAGTAGGCGACGTGTGGAACGTTGAAACGGCAGACCCCGACCACGGTATTAAAGCAGGGGACAATGTAGCATGGGACGGCGCACAATGGGATATTCTAGGCGGTAACCATGATTTAAGTGGATACGCTCAATTAAATTTAGCTAATACCTTTACAGCTTTAAATACTTTCAGAGCAAACATTGCTGTATCAAATGGCACAGCGGCAGGCAGTCAAGGACAAATTGTTTTAGGCGTAAAACCCCGTACAGCAACAGTGCAAGCGAATATCAAATCTAGCACAACAGGGGCGTTAAACTATAATGCAACAGAAACCACTGGTCATTACTTCAAAATTGGTAACAATATTGCGACTACATCAATAACTAGTAATGAAAGTGAAACAGCAATCTTTTCACATAATGCCTTTGAATTTGCGCGAATAACAAATGTCGGCGTTGCGAAATGGCTGGGCAATGCAAATACAGCTACGAAACTAGAAACCTCCCGCACAATAAACGGCGTGGCTTTCGACGGAACGAAAGATATTACCATTGAGGCAGGCGGGGGCGGCGGTGATGTTACCGCCGCAGGAGATAACAACTTTACAGGAACGAACACATTTAATAAACCTATAACAGTGAGGGACGGCGCACTTGCGGGCATTGGTGGAACTATCACATTAGGCATGAAGCCTAATAGCGCAACAACGCAAGCAAAGATAAATTCAACTACCACGGGAGCAATGTATTATACGACAACAGAAGGACTGGCACACTTTTTCAATGTTGGCACAGTAGAAGTTGCCAACATTGGCGGCACTGCAAACACGGCAACGCTTGACCTTTTGTCTAATCATATTTTATTTTTTGACACAAAAACAGGATTAACGATAGGTGGCGGCGGGACAGATAAAACTATAAGTTTTTACCCGGAAGGAAGCTACGAAACAATAGGCATGAACCTTTCAAACCAGACAGAAACGATAGATACAGATTATAGCATTTTATCTTTGCAGAGAAATTCACATTTAACATATACTAAAAATGCAGCCTTGCAAGTTGGGAATTTCAGCGTATTAGAAGTTGACAAAAATAATAATAATGTAACTATAAAGGCGAACAGTAACGGGCAGATATTATTCACTCCGAACAACCTAGCCAGCAACACAAGCAGCATTGATAGCAATGGTAACTTTTATATATCACAGGGCTTAACGGTTGGCTCAACGTTAAATACTGGCACGTCTAACGGCGTTATTCGAGCTGGGAACAATGAAAGCTGCCTTTACTTTACAGGTACTGCGGAAAATACTTACTACGCAACGCCGAACACAGGGAATACCATTAGTTATCAATCTTCCGCAAATTGCTATCTAATTAACTGTTCAATCAACAACCCGTCGAGCTTAAATATGAATTTTTCAAACATGAACTTCAAAGCGACCGTAGGAAGTGTGCCTTATATGTGTAAGACGTTAACCTTTTGGTTACCTGTGAGTGGTACTGTTCCGGCGGTAACTTGGACGTTCCCGACGGGTAGCGCAGTCTACTACCCGAAAGGTGTTGCGCCGACTTTAAAGGCTAACGCGAATAATATCATTAACGTTATAGCCGTAGTCGATGATACAGGCAGCTTTTCAATTCAGGTATGCGACACAGTAGTCCTGCCGTATAGCGGTTAAGAAAGGGGTTTGAAAATGAATAAAAAAACAGTGTATAGATACAAAGGGACTGACTACACCAGCATTAACGCGTTGCGGCGAGCTATGCCGAATGTATCGCTTCCAAGCTCCTTAACGAACGAGCAATGCTACGCATTAGGCATTTTAAAGCTAGAATTAAACTACAGCACAGACGAAGCCCGAGCTATACGCATTAGTCAGTTATATCAAGAATATCAGTCCGAATTAATAGCTCCCACAAAGTACGAAGTCAACGGTAAGACTTACTACATTGACAGGGACACAGACAACATTATTAAATTTAATTCGGCGCATGAAGTTGCAAAAATGAAAGGCGATAACCTTTTTAGGGCAAAAAATGAAGCGGGAGAATATGAGCTTGTAACGTTAACGGTAGGCGACTTTGAAAGCATTTTATTAAAATCCGCCTTGCTGCAACAATCCGCGTACAACCGCTTCAAGCAAGCACGGGACGCGGTAAACAAATATAAACGTGCAGACAAGATTTTTTCAGTTGAATTTTAAAAAAGTGTGTTATAATTTTAAAAACTTAATTAATCACAGAATAATCGCTACAGTTTACCAAGCTGACAGTCTTTCTGTTTTTGAATTTATTTTTCCTAACTTATAACCAAAAAGCAGAAAAGCAAAAAAGCAGGGCTTTTGCCCTGTTTTTTTTATTTTGCAATTTTTCAAAAAATACTTGACAACAGGACGAAGGGGGGCTATAATATAGACAAGAGGTAAGGAAAAATAAAAAAATAAAGGGGGCAATATAGACTGCGAATATCTTGATATGCGTTACCCGAAAGTTGAAGAAGCAGACGAGGAATAAAATGCAAGATAGTAACGCTGTTGTAAAAAAAGATATACTGCATTGTTATAAATGGCAAGATACAAGAAAAGTTAGATTTTGATAGCATGGAAATAGCAAAAGACTACATAAAACTTTTTAGTTTGAAATACCGCCAAGAAAACACGATTGCTATTCGTGAAATATACCGAATAACTACAGATATCATTATAAGAGAGGTTTACCAGAATGTGGATTAAAGATAAAGTAAATGACTGTTATAAAATGTCACATAGCCATTTAATCACGATAGAAAAAGTGAACCGACACTACATATTATATTTTCGAGATAGAATGATAAAATCTTTTCCGACCTTGACGGCGGCAAAGCAGTACGGGGATTTTTTTCAACTAGATTCACATACCCGGTACGCGATTTATTTAATTCATAATTTCGGAAATTGCACAGGCAACAATTTAGGCTACTACACTGGAACAATAGGACTTCAAGGCGATATATATGTACCGGGACACGTTCCAACAATCAATGGAGAAGTTAAGCTTTATAAAACGTTTGCAAGGGCGAAACAAGGCGCACAGGCGATATATAACAAGTGCGGCTATGTGCAAAAATTTGAAATTCATACAGTAGAAATTCGTGCCAACGATAAAAAGGAAATAGTAACAGTAAGGGGACTGCCATAAAGGAGTGAAAAAATATGACAAATATAAAATATAGCAAGAGATTTAAATTAAGAAATGGGGAAAGAGTAGATTTTTGCCCTGAATGTGATTATCACATCACGGACACGGTGAATAACAGCGATTCTGTTTACTGCCCAAAATGTGGGCAGCAGATACAGCTTTTTAAGCCCGCATTATGCCCGAAAGATTGCGATTTTTTAAAAAAACATCAGTATTTAGGCAAGTTTTTTTGTCTTGCCTATAAAGACGGCGAAAAAGAATTAAAGAGAGATATTGAAGGTAACCCCATAATGATTAACGGCTGCGCGGGGGAGATATGATGAAAGAAGAAATAATTATTTAATAAATGGACGGTGAGTATATTATGCGATTAATAGACGCTGATAAGGCGAAAGCTGAATTATTAAGAATAGCTAGAGATATACACGATTGCTGTGGGTTTTATGACGGTCTTAAAGCTGGTTATCAAAGTGCTGCTGATAGGCTTGATACAATTCCTACAGCGGAAAAAGAATGTGATAAAGGACATTGGATAGACATTACTTTTGACGCGAGTATGTGCAGCGTTTGCCAAACTACACAAGAATACGAAACTAAATACTGCCCGGAGTGCGGGGCTAAAATGGACGGTGATAATAATGTTAAGTAAATATATCCAATATTTTTTAGATGAAAATAATTTAGAAATAGGCGAAGAATTTATGCTGACAAATGAAAATGGCAGACATATACATCCAGACAAAACATTTTTCTTTAACGGTAATCCAACCTCGTCAAGAGATATTTTAATATCTAAAGATGAAGAAAGATTTTGCCCGAATATATTATTAGGTTTGTTAACTGGCTTTTATGGCGTACAAAAGAAACCGTGGCAGCCTGAAATAGGCGACGTATATTTTTACGTCGCGGTTGACGAAGGAAGGAATAAAGGTGTTATCCATAACGAAACACTGTTTAATAAAAATAACATAAAGTTTTTACTTTTAAAAAAATCAGGGAAATATTATAAATCGTATTTTGAAGCAGAAAAACATTTAAAAGAGGACTATGAATATTTAACAGGAGAATAACCATGAAAAAATATAAAGTAAAATTAATTGAAACATATGCTTTTGACTTTGAAGTAGAAGCAAACAACAGAGTAGAAGCGGAAGAAAAAGCCAAAGAATATGTTGATAAATATCAAGCGGATAAATTCTTTGAATGTGCTACTAATAGGGTATTTAAAATTATTCCCACAATAGAAGGTGATAAAGAATGAAATTAAAAGCTTATGGATGGGACGACGAAGATTATGACGAAAGTCATGTAGTTTGGGCGGCTACACCGGGAAAAGCTAAAGCGTTACTTGCTTCCGAACATGATAGAGAATTTACAGAAATGCGGGTTTACCGTGTTCCGTGGGCTGATAAATATGGAGCCAGTAAAATAATACCAGCAAAAGAATTTTTAAGTAATGGCTGGGAGCTGAATTGCACAAACTGCGGGAAAGTTGTTCGTAATGGTACAGCAACAGTTTTAGACGAAGTAGAGGTACTATGTGACGAGTGCGCGAAAGATTGGAGCGAGGAAAAATGAAGATAGAAGATTTGAAAGTAGGTAGAGTATATAGGGCTAAACGTCCTAGAGGCGTCCATAGATTAGACGGTAGTTATGTCAATGATAGAGAGATACTATATATATCACCGTTCGGAGAAAGTATTCAGTACGACAGTCCTAGCGTGACTTTTAAGGCAAAATATCCAATAATATCTACTGAAAAATTTTTAAAATGGGCAGATAAAGATATAACAGATAGCTTGCCGCCTAACGAATGGGAAAAATATAAGAGGTGCAAAAATGAAAAGTAAATATATGACTTTAGAAAAATATGCAGCGACCTTGAAAGTCGGTGATGAAGTTACTATAGAATATCATTCAATGGCTGGCGATAGGCAGACAATAGAAAAAATTTTAAAAATTACCAAAAGCGGGACGATTTATTTAAGAAGCACAAATTGCAAGGACGCCATAAGATTTAGAAAAAATGGGCAATGGCTTGACAATTTTGGTTATCAGGGTGGATTTATAAGCGGCTACAGTTTAAAAAATCCATATAAAAATCCATTTGACTTTACACGGGTAAAAATATAGGAGGTGTGCAAAATGAGAAAATATATGTCAATATTCGACCCAAGCCACGAGAAATTGATAGAATTCATCAACAGATACTATACGCGCCGCGGTTGGCGAATCATCAGCATAGTAAAAGGTAATGGTGACTTTTGGGCAACATTGGAATTGGAAACGGAGAAAAAGAATGACTAAACAATTTTGAAAAATAAGGAAATAGTTAGAACTATGATAAAAAAAGAACGTGAACGACAAATAAAAAAGGCTTATATATTCTATAGGCGGCGGGTTAAAACTTTGCTTGCTACTGGGCGATATCTTTTAACTATAGACTATAGAAAAAAGGATATAAACAATGAAAAGTGATATAGTATTAAGAATCGAAAAGGCGTTAAAAGAATATACCCCGTCAAAGATTGACGGGGTTAGAATTGCTACAGCACGCGGAATATTAACCGCGTATGAAATAGCCGTTTTAAACGGATTGAGTGAAGCTGGGAAGGTAGATTGTATAAAAGTTTGTGAAAGCTTTATGCTGCCGCCTATAACCTGCGGGATAACTAATCCGGAAGAACATTATATTACTTGTGAAAAAAAGAACTACAGGGGCGACGTTATAAAGACCTTTAAGGCTTTTAACTTACCTACTGAATTAATCACTTTATGCTTTGAAATAAAAAGCACTGTAAGCGATTTTAAAAGCCCTAACGGGCATAACTTGGTGGGTGATATTAACTACTACGTTATGCCGTCAGACACGTTCAAGCAGCTTGAAAAGCTGGGGCTACTCGACGAAGTGCCGCCACATATCGGCTTTATCACTGCACACGAAGGACGCTACAGTAAATTAAGGCTGATCACAAAAAAAGCAGCAACGAAGGTTACACCTGCTGTTGATAAATATATGCTGGCGTGGTCAGCAGTGAAAGGGCGGTATATTAATAGCAGTGTTAGCAACAAGAAGGTAAATTCAGCGGCAATAGTAGAATGTAAAGGTTTTAAAGTGCGAGAACGTCAAATTTAAGTTATAAGCCGTTTAAATCATCAACACAAGGAAACATAAGCAAGATAAAATTAAAAGCCCCTAGCGTCGATTGTGTGACACGCTAGGGGCTTTTTCTTAACCGTTATTCACGCAATCGGGACATTTACAGACAGAACGCCATTCAGTACCGACTTGCTTTTGTTTAGAAATAGTCCAGCCTAAAGACCGGGCTTTGATTTTTGTCTGACCTTTTGTTGAAAATGGGAACAGCTTTACTGCCCCGCATTTTTCGCAAACGACACCTGAAATGATACCTTTTAAATTCACTTTTTATACCTGCCTTTCAATATTTTTTCTCGACATTGCAAACAAACTGTCTGCTGAACTTTACGGTTAGATATAGCTGCTACGGCTTTGCTTATGCCGACACCGCACATGATACACATATTCCGTGTGTCATCATCTTTAGGTGGCGGCGTATTTTTGGGCTTAATAATTGGCGGTGCCTCTTCTGCCCGTTCCCGCTTAACAGGGATAATTTCGGGCAACGGCTTTTCTTTGCCTTTTTCGACGCTGGCGGCAACTAATGCGCCGACTTGCTGCGCTGCTTCGATTCGTTTCTGTATCTCGTTGCGCTTGGCGTCCGGGTAGGCGAAACGATAGTTACCGTTCCCGTCTTTAATCACAAGAGCTTTAATAATACGCTTTGCTTCGTCGTATTCAATTTCTGAAACGAAGAAAGTAATATCATTGCTTAAAGCTACATTTTTCGTTCGATTGTTGATATACGTTTCATATTTTTTTAGTATGAGCTGAATTTTGGGCGAGCTGTATAATTCACGACCTATACCCCAATTAGTAGCAGCACGTTTAAAAGCGTCGGAAGCGCGCCCCTTGTTCGCTGAAACGTTGGATAATTCGCCTACATCTTCTTTAGTTATCCATTCTCCAGCTTCATTTTTTATGGATATTCCGCAGATGAAGTCGTTTCCTTCCGCCCTATGTGTTCTTTGCCAGCTATCTGCTCCAACATATCTATCAAGATAATACATATCAACACGAGCATCTTTATAAAGCAGTAAATCTGCTTTATAGTATTCAACACGTTCGCCTTGTGCATTCTCGGCATAGCACTTAATGATACGGTTAACGCGTATCTCTATATCTTCTGCGTTCAGTAATGGGAATTTAATCTGCATAGCTTTGCCCTTCTTTCTCATTAGTAATCCTTTAAGTTTGATTAAGCACATATTTAGTTATATTATTTATGTGTAGCGGCTTACTCCTTTTTTACGTCTGTGCGTCTTGTGCAGGCGTTTTTTTATTCGTCAAAATCCACTGTTAAAGCTAGATGTTTTTCAAAAAATAAGTCTTTCAAAATCTCGACTAATGTTTTAACATCCGCCTTTTCTTCTGAATAGCCAACTATGTTGCACAAATCAACATATTCAGTATTGAGCGAGCCGGATTTAACAACTTGCGTAACAAATTGATTTATGTTATCGCAATGATAGACTTGTGACGGCTTTACAGGCGTCAAGTAACCGTCTTTATTCGGCATTAAAGGATTTAATATGACCCTCATTTCAAAATCACCAGCAGCGCAAGAACTGCGCTTATAAAGTAAAGTAAATTCAGTAAGCAATGTCGCTGATTGCTGACCGTGATAAAAAGTAAATTTAATATCTGACTAAATGTGTCGAATACCGCTGTTGCGGCAACAACACCAGTCCCTAACGCCATTAACACAAACCTCATTTGTAGCCCCCCTTTATTCTCATTATAAAGCGAATACAAGAAGGTGTCAAGTGAATTTTGAAAAAAATAAAAAGAAAAAATCCCTAGAATGTATAGCTGCATTCTAGGGATAACCTACTAAGATTTTTTTAATAAATCATACAGAAAGAATACTTGTTTTAAGAAGAAAAAAATTGTTCTTGTGATGTTCTTGCTACTTAATCGACGTTAGAAACTACCGGGAGCGGCTTTTGATTCGTTTGAGAACAGGCATTGCCCCCCTAACGCATTTTGTAATTACATTTAAATTATAAGCTCCATTGCTAAAAAGTCAAGCTAAAAATTTTTACAACTTTTATTTTTACTATATCTTGTGATTTTATAGGCTAATTCCCCTGTTTAAATACTATATATAGTTTATACACAGAGTTATCCACATTATCCACAACTAGACAAATTTATCAAATTCGATTAAAATAAAAAAGCAGCAACTCTTTACAGAGCTGCTGCCTCATACGCAAACGTAAGAAATTTCGCAATGTCAATAAAAATGTATGCCGACACTAATTATCAACTTATAACCTTATAACCTAAAGCAGGGTAACCGCCTAAACTTATAGCCTATAGAGATTATGGGTACTTTTTCTTACGCCTATATAGAAATTATATCTAAATTTTAAAGTAATGTCAATACAAAAAAGTAAATGCTGACACTAGATTTTAACTAAATATAGAAAAAATTCCTTACCTCTATAGGAATGACACAGAATAACCCCACCTGTGTATAAAAAATGGTTGGTGCTGCAACGAGCCAAGTTTATAAAGTCGTTGCCCCTAGTAGTTTTTTGATTGCAAAAACTATTAGCCGCTTTAGCTGTAGTGGGCTTTATGCGGGGAGGAAGTTGGCAGAGGTCAACCTACTCTGGTATGGTGTATATACCTTTAGACAGGCATAGTCTATAAAATATACGGCTGGCGGCAACGGGCGCAGAGTGCGCGGGGGTAAGTCATGGAGCGTGGGACGTTGGGGACGCTATGAAATGGCTAGCAATTCAACTATACAGCGACGGCGGGGACGCAATCGCAAAAACCTCTTTTCAGTAGACAGTAGTAATACTGTGTACTGTTAGGGGTTTTTCTGCCTACCAGCTTCTAACAGGGACTATATTTTTTATTACCCTATTGACAAACAGAACAGAGGGGGGCTATAATATAAGTAAAGATAGGAGTTGATAATTTGTTTGAGTGGAAAACAATAATTAAAGTTGCTGCCGCCGCTGGATTAGTGACTTTTGCGGTTAAATTAAGTGCCGGACTTGCCGAAGTGTTGATAGAATATCCTATATGGCGCGGCTGGTTAGGTGGACTGTAGAATGGCTAACATGATAAAGCAGTATGAAAAAGTTAGGGCTTTCAAGTGTTCTAGCAAAGAGTTTCCCGAGCTGGGAATAGTTATAGCCTTTGCCTACAACTACAGTGAGGCTAGGAATCTAGCTAAAGGAGTATTCAAAGAGGTTAACCCGGCAGTAAGGTATTTAGGCATTAGGGCAAGTATCGTATTAAAAGACGTACCCAAAGAATTGAATAATAAGGTATGCTTTAACGAGAATCACGAAGGGTATGAATTAGTTTCAGAATTTTTGTAAAAAGAAAGGGGTAAAACACTATGCTACAACCTATGGATTATTCAACGAAAGAGGAATTTATTAACGACCAATACGAAAAGTTATCAGAAACAGGGAAAACAAAATTCAGGATGAAAGTTGCAAAAAAAAGCATTGATTTAGATAGAGCTTTATATCTATGGTCATTTTTCGGCTGGTTTGGTTTTCATCAACTTTATTTAAAAAATTATGGCGCGTTTTTCGTTCGCCTTTTTACAATGAGTTGCTTTTTAACTTTATGGTTTAAAGACCGTTTTACCATTAAAGATGACGTAAAAAAATATAATACAGAAGTCGAATTACAAGCGATTTTAGAATTGATTTAGGGGGATAATATGAACGCTCAAGAAGCAGCTAGGATATTAGCTAAAGAAAACGACAGTGTTGTCGTTGTGGGAATAAGAAGGGAAGCAACAGGCGATTTGATCAGCGACGAATGTTTTTTAAATTTAGACGAATTTCATGCAGCCGTAGTGTGCGCGAATTTAGTAGGATACATTTTAAAAATTCAAAAGAGGAAAAACTCTATAGACCACATATTGAAAGGCGTCAAGCAGTTAGTTGATGTGGGTATTCCGTTAGATGAAAAAACAGAAAGGGGCTTATAGCTATGGCAAAGAAAAACGGCAGCTTAAAATTAAAAATTGCAGCTTGTAAAAAATGCAAAAGTCAGCCAAGACTAAAATTGGGACTATCCTTTTACTTTGAATGTAACTGCGGACAGTCTATATCAGGCGCATATGGTGACGGAATTCTTGAAACGACTAGAAAATGGAACGAAGCCCAACGCGAGGACAAAAATGTTTGAAAACCAAACCTTAAATAAAAATCGTGTGCTACCGTCTGCTATGATATTAGACAGATTGAGCATAGAATGTATTGCTAAAGCTGCAACGAAAGAAAAAATCATAGAAAGCTGCTGCATTTCTAGCACTAAATTAGTTGAACAGTTAGTAAAAAGCGAGCCGCAATACAGTAAGATTGTAGAAAAAATGGCAGATGTATATATATCATTATCGCAGCTATTGATAGCTTTACCGATACGGGACGACGATTTAAACGCTGCCATAAAACGTAAAGTTTCGAGAAAGCTCAAACATAATCCGACATTAATTAAATTTTGAAAAAGCAGGGCTTTTGCCCTGCTTTTTTATTTTGCGATTTTTCAAAAAAATACTTGACAACAGGACAAAGGGGGGGCTATAATATAGACAAGAGGTAAGGAAAAATCAAAATAAAGGAGTGAATACATTGAAAATAGCGAGGAGGCAAATACACAGCGCAAAATACATTTGATAATTCAAGAGAGTTGTCACGTAATAGTCATGGTAATTGCGAGAATAATACCGGTAAACGCAGAATGCGAAGTGTTTGGAATATGGCTACAACTGCGAGCGGTGGTGTTACGCATTACGCTAAGTTCCCAAATGAATTAGCTGAGCGGTGTATATTATGTGGTACTGCTGAAGGTGACGTTGTACTTGATTCGTTTGTCGGCAGCGGTACAAGCTGCAGAGTTGCAAATAGATACGGCAGGCAGTATATAGGAGATTGATATGAAACTAATGAGCTTATTTGATGGCAGTGGAGGATTTCCTTTAGCAGCAAGCTTGTGCGGGATAGAGCCTGTTTATGCGGCAGAGGTTGAGCCATATCCGATAGCCGTTACTAATAATCGTTTTCCAAAAATGAAACATTTGGGAGACGTTAGCAAAGTTAAGGGTGGAGAGATAGAGCCGGTAGATATAATCACATTCGGCAGTCCTTGCCAAGATATGTCGACAGCCGGAAAGCGTGCAGGATTAAAACACGCCGATATAGGTGACGAAGAAACCACTCGTAGCGGATTGTTTTTAGAAGCGATCCGAATTATCAAAGAAATGAGGGAAGCTACTAATGGAGGATATCCAAGGTACGCTGTTTGGGAGAATGTGCCCGGAGCATTCATCAGCAACAAAGGAGAAGACTTTAGAACCGTGCTTAACGAATTCATCAAAATCGTTGAAAAGGACGCCGTTATGCCTGACGTTCCGAAAGCAGGCTGGCCTTACGCAGACTGTTACAGCGGCAACGGATGGAGCCTTGCGTACAGAGTTTTTGATGCACAATACTGGGGAGTACCCCAGCGCCGCCGTAGAATCTACCTTGTCGCAGATTTTAGAGGCGAATGTGCCGGAAAAATATTATTTGAGCGCGAGGGCGTGCGAGGGTATTTTGAGACGGGCAAAACGCCGTGGCAAGGAATTGCCGTTGATGCTCAAAACTGCGCTGGAGCAGATGATAGAGCGGGAGAAGTCCCTTACACCTTAAAAATCCGTAGCGGCTGTGAAGGCGGCGGTAAGGGCGCACTGGTTCAAAAGGACAAAAGCGCCACACTGGCGACAAACAACGATCAATACCTGTTCCAGCCGATTATCGTTGACAGTATCGGAGGCAAAGCTGAAACCGCATGGCACGGCGATACCGCACCTTGTCTGAAAGCAACGCGTTATAAAAACCCGCCATGTATAACTGTATCCGCTGGTTTTTGTCCAGAAGTAAGCGCAAAAACAAGAGGTGTAGGCTATGCAGAAGAACAAAGCCCTACACTGAGAGCAGGTGCTGTCCCAGCCGTAGTATACGATACAAGGGACAACGGTGATGGTCAAACCGTAAGCACTATTACAGGAGAACATAACAATCGTGTTACAGATTACACGTGTTTGGTCGTAGAACCTGCAGTACGTTGTTATGACAGCGGTACAGGCGGCAATAATGTACCAGGTGTTGTTTACTGTCTGCAAGGTAACGGCATAGATCGAGCAGATACGGCAGGCTGTAACGGGAAAGGCTGGAGAGAAAATGAGTGCTATACGTTAAACACTATCGACAGACCAGCTGTTGAGTATTGCATAGGTAACAGTCAACTTAATCAGAATAAATTTTCTGAAAAAGCTGGTACATTAAATTGTATGCATAACCAACAAGGCGCTATAGAGGTAATTGCTATTGATAGAGCCGCTTTCAATCAAGGGAAAATGCTAAGTTCGGTTTTGAGGTTTCTAAAGAAAGTACGCCGTTTGACCCCTATTGAGTGTGCAAGACTTCAAGGCTTTCCTGATTTGTGGGGATATCTGGACAAAAAAGAAAGTTTCACTGATGAAGAATATAAATTTTGGCTTGAAGTACGTAATACCTATGCAAGAATCAATAACAAAGCCGTTAAAGACTACACAAAAGCACAAATGCTCTCATGGTATAACAAACTGCACAGCGACAGTGCAGAGTACAAGATGTGGGGCAATGGAATAGCTCTACCTAATGCACTATACGTTATGCAGGGGATAGCGGAAGTGGTGGGAGTACATCACTCAAAGTAAAATAAAAGCGTTGGTAGCTCAGGTAGAAAAGGTGAAAAAATGGTAGTAAAAAAGCAATCCGCAAAGACAGCACAGCTATACGCCTATTCTTTTGACAGGGAAACATGGCAGGGTGATTTTAACAGCCGTGAGGAAGCAATGCAGGCGGCTATGAACGACGAACACAACAAAGGATGTCTAGTAGTATATACAGGGATTGCAAAGCTGTACACGCCAGCTTTAAAATCAGAAACAGTATTGGATATTCTAAAAATTGAAGCTGACGAGATAGCAGGAATTGCTGCTGCTGATTGGCTAAAACTAGAAGATATATCAGAAGAAGCCTGTTCCGAACTAGAAAAAACATTAACAGCAGCCGTTATGAAGTGGCTTGAAAAACATAGCTTAAAGCCCGATTTTTATGAAAGCATAAGCAGCGTACAGGCGCACGGCATAGACGATTACTTTAAAAAGAAATAAGGGAACACCCCTTGTTTTTACTGTGATATAATATAGTAAAAACAAGGGGTGTATTTTATGTGGACAAATTTATATGAAAAACTTAAATATATAATTAACAGGTTTGCGAATATTGATGTATGGGCATATGCTGTAGCTGTATGGACGTTTGGATATAAGACATTCGGTGAAGGTTTTTGGGGCGTCGTGATATTAGCTTTTGGATTAGTGATTTATGATACATTTTTAAAAATCGTATATATCAGCAAAAAATATATACATGAAAATTTGACGCCGGATATACCTATTGAATTTATCTCACTCCGTAAAGCCATATATTACTGTTTTAAAGCTAAAACATGGAATAAGACTTATTTAAATAGTGCTGCACTTTCAAGGGTTATAGAAAAGCTGTTGGTTTACAACGCAAGTTTAGTTATTGCGTTTTATGCAGGGCAAGTAGTACCAAATATTAAATTATTTTCAACAAACTTAATTTTGAATGACTTTTTGCCCGGCGTTATAACAGTTTGCATTTTAGTTGTGGAACTATCCAGTATAAATGAGAATCTGATAGAGTTAGGATATAGCAGTATTGCGAACGCCGTAAAAAGGGTTATTGACTATGTTGTTAATAAATTTTTGCCTACCACGAAATAACGTGCTAAAATGGTAAAAAGGAGTGATAAACATGGTGAAAGAAATCCAATTTCAACGCAGCAAACAACGTATTTTTGCTATGGACGAAAATTATAACGTCATTGGTGATTGGGAATGTCGTGACGATTTCGTTCCGGGCTACAACGAAGCAGGCGACCCTCGTGGAAGCTTACCGGACGGCGTTTATACAAACGTAAGCGCAGAAGTTACTAACGGCGCATATGGCGCAGCTTATGGCACATTCTATATCACTACCCACGACCCACGAGCAAGAGATATTCACGGCGGCGGCAGCGGCTTGCCTAATCCGTTCGCAGGGCGTCAAGGCTGGGTACCGACTTACGGCTGTCTGCGTATGCAAAATATCGACGGCGAAGAATTAAGCAGAATGATTATCGCAGCAGGGAACAACGTAGTGTTAACTGTAGTACCATAAAAAAACAATACTTAACATTTACGTCAAAAAGCAGGGCAAATGCCCTGCTTTTTTATTTTGCGATTTTTCAAAAAAAATACTTGACAATAGGACGAAGGGGGGCTATAATATAGACAAGAGGTAAGGAAAAAATAAAAAAATAAAGGGGTTATGAAAAATGCAAAGAATGGTAGAATGCAAGTATTATTTATCAATCAATAACGTAATAGACAGAAGTACCTGTTACGAAACGACAACAGAAGCACGCAGAGCAGCTAAAAGCGTAAAAGACGGAAAAGTTATGATAGTTGTCGAGAAATTCACCCGTGATTTTTTTGAAGCATAAAAACAAATTGAAAAAACAAAAATAAAATCAGAGAGGATAGGCTGCTTATGATTTTTATGGTAAATGATAAAAGAATTGAAATTTATATCCACGAAATTGGGGAAAAAACTAAATTCCCTGTGTTCGTGACATTACCGCCAAGTATCATCAGAAAAGTAACATTCTTAAATAATGAAGAATGCACGACATCAGAATCAAATTTAAAAACAATTCTTATTGTAGCTCAAAAAACATTGAATTTATGGAACGAAAAAGCTGAACAAGAAAGCGAATATCCGAGGTATTTCAAAATTTGCAAAGTGGAGTTATAAAAATGTTTTTAGAAAATGGATTAAAAGGGCTGGTAATAAGTCTTGTTACTGGTATAATTGGAATAGTAATCACGTATTTATTTTGGTGGATTTACCAAAAAATAAAAGGGGGTTAAATATGTGGAACTTAATAAAAGCAGTATTACTAGCCTTATTATTGCTGCCTGTGCCGGGCTTGTGCTGGGCGCAGGAGCAACCTATTACTATTACGCCCGGGCAGGCGGCGAAATGGACAAGCGACTTGCAGCAGCTACAGCAGGAATTAACGCAGCTAGAGAGCAGCAGCAACGAGAAATCGCAGAGTTACAGGGACTTGTTATCGCGTTACAATCAAATGTCGGAGATAGTAAGCAAGTTACAGAACAAATTAGAGATAGCCGAACAGAACTCGAAGAACTTAACAGAATCCTTAACAGGGAAAACGCAGCAGTTAACGAACTTGATAGCCGAGAAACAGCAGACAGAGAAGCTATTAGACGAAGCAAACAAATTGTTGACAGCCTACTCAGAGAGCTGCAAGAAAAAATTGGCAATCATTAAAAGGCAGCGAAATGCTGCATATGCAGTGGCGGCAGCCGCTTTAACATATAGCATTATAAAAAAATAAAAAAAGGAAGTGCCGAAATGTCAGACAAAATTAAACCGTTAAAAGAAAAAAATTCAACAGTTTCAGAAGAATCACTAAATTTAAAGCCCGAAAAAGAATTAAAGCCGTATTATGTAAAAATCACCGTTGAGCAGCAAAAGCAGTTTGAAACAACAAAAAACGCTATAGCTGAACATAAGCGATACACAGAAGCGACGGTAGACGCCGCCTATGGTTTTGTATTAAAGAATGGGTCAGAAAAATTAACAGCCAGCCCGGAAGCTGCAAAACAAGCGGCTAATTTATTCAAAGACGCTTCACTTTTAATCAGTGAAAGCAATGTATTAGAGTGCCTTAACCAGCATATTATAGGCTTGCTTGAAAATAACAAATTGGATTTAGTTAAATTGGTTGAAAGCCTAGATGATAAAGAATTAAAAATTCTTGCAGGGCTGATTAGTGCGCGCCTGCCTCAAGACACAGCAACATTAAAAGACGGAGAGTAAAATGGGGGGGTTACTGGGCAGAGATAATCCTTTAGGCAGTGCGTTCGAGCTAATCAACAAGCGTATAGAAGAAGAAGCGAAAGCGGAAAAAGCAAAGCAAGCTTTGACTTACTGGAATGTAACGAAGAATTGCTTAAATTGCACTAAAAATTTAAAGTGCAATCTACCACGTTCCGCAAGAAATGCGCGTTGTAGGTACTTCGAGCCGTCAGAGTATCACTTGAAAGAAATCCGTAAACACAACTATGAAGTAAGTTTGCGACGACGCCAAAAATTAAATTCATAATACTAAAAAGCAGGGTATTTGCCCTGCTTTTTTATTTTGCAATTTTTCAAAAAAGACTTGACAACAGGATGAGGGGGGGCTATAATATAGACAAGAGGTAAGAAAAAACAAAAAAATAAAGGTAGCGATACTATGATTAAAGAAGATAGAATTATAACTAGAAAAAATTTAAAACAACTTTGCGTTGACTTTGATTTATACACTCTTGGAACTTCCGAAGAATATGAGGGAATGTTAAAAAGTGCAGTATTTGAAGTACATCTGACGACAGAAAGAATTGTAGAGATAGCTAAAAACATTTTAGAACATAGCGAAACAGATATTGAATTAGGGAGTTTATGCGCGGAAATCAATAGAGCTGCATACACCTTTTTTATAGAAGAAGAAAAAGAGATAGCAAAAGAGATAGATACATATAAAGCTGAGTATTTTTTAATTATTGATGGTATTAAAATAAATTTTTGTTTTAATACAAAAGAAGAAGCAATATACAGAGCGAAACCTTATTGGAAAGCTGCAAAAAGTATAGAAATTTTAACAGTAGAAACCAAAAAATATATTGAAAAAACGCAGGAAACCATAAAATAACAACGAGGGATAAAATGATAACTGCATTTTTAATAGGCACATTATTATTTTTGGCAGCCTTTATGATAAATATTTATATTATTCGCAGATTTTAAGGGAGAGATAAAGTGATTAAATTAAAAAAAGAAAAGAAAAAAGATTTTGTTTGCAACGGGTGTGGAAAAGGTTATATTGGGGCGAGCAGGAACAGCTTTATTATCCGCGTAGCCGGATACGAAACCTATAATATTCAGCTTTGCAATGCTTGTTTATTATCGTTAAAGAAAAAAATCAATAAAGAGGAGAATGAATAATGCAGAATATCAGCATTGAAGCAGCAAAGGCAAAAGGATTTATAAGCGGCTACCGTGTTGGACGAATTATTTTAGCTTGCTCAATTGAACGCTGGAAATATGGAAAGCTGCTTAAAGAACTGCGGGAAGATTGCACGAATATATTTAAATTCCATACCGGACGACGCACACGATATTACTACGACCCCTTCGAGGTATTGGAAAAAATCAAGGGATATAAGCAGTACGGCAACAGGCATTTAAGCAAAGAAAAAATAGATGAATACTGCAATTCGGTAAAAGAAGCTAAAGAAAAGAGTTTAGAAAAATGATTGATTGCCTAAAATGTTACCGCCTGCGCCGCCATAATGATACTGTTTACTGCCCGTTTTTAGACCTAAAAGAATGCGTTAGAGGAGAACATTATATAAACATTGCAAGCCTGCCGTTTAAACCCAAACAGGAAGAAGTTCCCCCCCTGCCGCCGAAAATGGTGAAAGCAATTCCACCGTTTAAACCACACCCAAACAGCCCGCACGATTGGGAAAAATTGCATACTCAAATTTTTGAAATGAAAAATAACGGCGTCAGCTCATATAAGATTGCTGCCGCATTGGGACTTTCACAAACGGCAGTATTTAACTATATGAAACGATACGAGCAGCCTTAAACGATTTTAAATAACCAGCGCAACACATTGCACCTAAAACAAATAAAAAACGCTCATGCGGAGATTATGGCGACGGAAAGAGGTTGAAAATGAAATTTGAAGAACTGCACAACGATAAAGAAACAAACGACGAATATTTATTGAACACAGTCAAAGAATCCTTAAACAAAGGCGAATTATGTTTGTTTATGAGCGAAACAGGGACATTTATGTCAACAGGCGAAAATGATGATACAGAAGAAACATTCAGAAAGTTATTATCAGTTTTATTAAGCGGTTTTATCAGTATGAAAAAAGGAACACAATTCGATATAGAACAAATTTTGTTGATAGAATTGGAAGCACTAAAAGAAGTCAGGGAAGAACTTTCAGATGTTCATCCAATCGAACATGGGCAGCAAAGAAAGGAGAGTTTGCTAAATTGAAAACGTTAAAGGATGTAAAGCCCGGCGATAAAGTGTTTATTTTAAACTCAAATCGTGGATACTTAAAAGAGCCACAGATAGAAACATTAACCGTTAACAAAGTTGGAATACTTTATATTTATACTGATTATGATAAATATAGAAAATCAAATGGAGAAGCTGTAGAATCGTCATTAGACATCAAAGCCTTTGCGACGCTGGAAGAAGCGGAAACAGGTTTATTTATGATTAAAGCGCGCCAATATTACCGAAACAGTATAAAAGTAGACGATATTACCTACACACAAATGAAAGCTATTTTTGATATTTTAGGAATCGACACGGAAGAAGTGCTAAAATGATTGAATACGGGCGATTTTTCACTAAACTTTACCGCATTCGACGGGGATATTATCGGCGCAATATCACAATTCGCTTGTCGGTAGGCTATGAATACCGACTAAAGAACAAAGAAATATTTAAAGAGGTTTTTGTATCGTTGCGGGGGCGTAATATCGCCACTTTTAAATTTAGGGAGCAAATAAAATGAATGCTAGAGATATCATTAAGTTAGCTGCACAGCTTTATGTTGACGACGCATTAAAGAAAAAGATAACAATATTAACGAATATCCAAAAAGGTAAAGATATCAATGTAGATATTTTCTTACCAAAAGTTACGGATGTAACGGTAAGTGATTTTGCAAAATATCTGCAAAAAGCAATAGAAACGCAACCGAAAGAAGAAAGAGCCAAGCACAGAAAATTTTTTGGATTTCTAAAAAATATTAGATGAACTCGAAAAACAGGGAGATATGTAAAATGGCAGGAATCGAAAAATAATACGAGATAACAGAAGTTTATGCGTGGCAATGGGACGGAAACACAAACATAACAATAGAGGATATACCTGAAGAAATAAGAAACGAAATCACTATGCTAAAGGTTGAACGTAGCATAAAAACATCTTTTACCGAAGAATCAAACCAACTGTTTTTCAACTATAAAGGGTATCAATACAATTTATTACCCGGCGACTTCTTAATTTTTGAATACAACGAATTTATAGACGGCTTTCAGTTCATATGTGTAGAAAGGGAAAAAGATAGCTTAAAAAAACACAAAAAATGTAACAGTATTCTGTTTTTGCCTACGTCAAAAGCTTTAGATAGTTTAAATCCTAAAGACGCAATAGAAGCAAGCGCAATAAATTTTTTCAATGAATCTTGTCAGGCGTTAGGAATTTTAGTAGATTTAAATAAAAAGCGTTTAGCGACCTGCAAAAAATGCGGAAAAACGAATAAAGAATGTTTTCCGACGACAATAGAAGAATATGATATGTACATAGAAATGCTTTGCGAAAATTGCCTGACAGAAATATTAGACAAGAAAATAACTGCCATTAAACCTAAAAAAATAGAATAACACGAAAGGAAACATAATGAATCCGATACCCAAAACGAAAATCATACGACTTAAAGGGCAGAAGTTAGCAAAGCTAAATGAAAGGATACACCAGCGCGACCAGCATAAATGTATTTACTGCGGTGATCGGGTAGACCCCGGCGAAAAGTTTCATCACGAACACAACGGGATAAAAAGCGACCAAATAGAATACGGCGTATTGCTATGCATGGACTGCCACACAGAACGTCACCACGGTAAAAAGTGCAATTATGTAAAAGAATACTGCCGGAAGTATTTAATAAATCTATATGGCGAATCAATTTACAGTAAATAAAAAAGCAGAGGTTTTAACCTCTGCTTTTTGTATGTAATTTAATAAAAGATGGTAGGACTGTTATTTCTTCGTTGACTTCTGTAAGCCGCAGCACAGCAAACGGTGCGCCGTTGGTATACCGCTTATGAATATGTACCGAAACAATGCGGCTATCTGTATCAAATGCCAAGCCCTCGGCTGCGTCTGTGATGTTTTTAAAAAGGTTATCGCAGTCCGGCTTGACTTTTGGAAATTCTGCGCCGACATCAACAGCGGCTTTAAACTTCTTACTTTTTGACGCAGGGACAGGTAAAAAAATATATACCTCACAAAACAAGGCGACATCCTTAAAAAAGATACCTGACTTTTGAACAGCTTGTTTAATACAGTATTCGCATTGCTGGCGGTAGTAAACGGAAGCGTCCTTGTAGTATGCTATAGCATGTGGCAAGGGAACACCATTTTTGCCCCGTGTGGCGATTTTAGGGCGGCTTTGAGGAATTGCTTCACCGTCGATAAAAACGGTTAACTGCCGGGCGTCAGGCGCGATATTCAGGGCATATAATGCGTTATCAATATTCATACTTAAACCTCTTTACTTTCCAAAAAAGCCTTACTAGTAGGGTTTATTTCGCATTCAGTCAATAAAAGCTGCTCCATGCTCACACCGAATAACTGCGCCAGTTTGTAAACATTAAGGGCATTGGTTTTCAAGATAGTGCGGTCAGGTGATGAATTAAAAGCATTAAGCGTTTTAAGAGGGATACCCGTTATCTCTGCCACAAAGCGACGGGACATTTTAAAAATGTTGCGATAATATTCGACTGCGCTTTTTGCGTTTGTTATCAAATCATTTTCGATAAGCAGCGTTTTTTGAGTTATTAAAACTCTATCCATAAAGTTATCGTCAGTCAGCTCAATCCTGCGCCCTTCAACTACAAGAATAATATTATATTCGTTATCGTCAAGAATATTTACTGTAGTCTTATAAGACCAAAAGCCTATTTTTTGAGTTATGAAATTCAAGATACAATCAATAGGCACAAACAACGTATATTCCACTTCATCCACAAAATTAATAGCCTGCCGCCTATCAGGAAAGTTATAGACTTGATATCTTGGCGAGCCTGTTTCGTAACTGCTTATGATTACTGTTTTTCCAACGCCATAATCTATTAAATGCGCTATATCAGGCAGATAGTCGGGATTGTTGTATCCGTAAATAACGTGTGATATAGAAGGATATCCGATAACGACGCGCTTACACTCGTATTTGTCGAAAAAGTCAAGAATACCACTACAGGGAAGGTTAAAGCCCTCAATTAATTCAGCTTCTGTATAAGATTTTTGTGTCATAATAGCTCCCCCTAATGGTTTTATATTATTGTACCACGTAAACATGATAAATTATAGTTTTTTAAAAGATTGTGCTATAATGAAAACAAAAAAGGGGGGCGTAACATGGCTAGTCCAAAACGCAAACGGTCTGCCGTTGTTCGCATAGCTGGCGAAAAACGGGTAGCGAACGACCGTGAAAAAAAGTTTGCAAGAGAATATTTAAAATGCTTTAATTTTTATAAAGCCGCGAAAGCCGCAGGCTTTGCAGAAACAACAGCCCGGCGCACTGCATACATGATTTTTTCTCGTCCGTGGGTACAGGAGTATGTAGAAGAATTGCGGGCAAAATACGAATTAGACGATATCGCAGAAGTTAAAGAAGTAATCCGCAGCTATACAGACCAAATGCGGGGCAAGGTCAAAGAAACAATAGAATATAAAAAGTACGTTCTTAAAAAGAATCAGGAAACGGGGCAAATGGAAAAGATATATACCGACGGTTACATCATGGAAAACACGCTTATAAAAGCGGGTAGCGAAAATATGGGTAAATACCATAAGTTATTTGGAGAAAACTCTCTAGCTATAGCTTTAGCCCCGACAATCGTCGCTGATGTACCAGCCGAGCAGCCAGCAGAAGAAAGTGAATTGCCGACCTACGACGACGCGCTAAAAGCAGCGCAAAACTTTGAAGATTTAGCGAAAAAGATAAATGACCCCGCCAAAGATTAATTTAACTGACTGTATCGGCAAAGCTTTCTACAAAGTTTATCATCAGGTGATGAATCACGAATTTACGCATTATTGGTTTAGCGGCGGGCGTGGTTCGCTAAAGTCGTCGGCTATAAGTATATTTATCATCATGCTTATGCTAACAGACCCGATTATAAATGTTATCGTTTTCCGCAAAGTTGGATTAACGATAAAAACAACAGTTTACGAACAAATAGCATGGGCTATAGAAAAGCTGGGGCTAAATGATTTTTTTATAGCTAGAGTGTCGCCGCCGTCGTTCATCTACAAAAAAACCGGGCAGAAAATATTGTTTTGGGGATTGGACGACCCCACAAAACGCAAGTCCGTAAAAGTAAAAAAAGGTTACTATGCTATCACATGGTTTGAGGAATTAGAAGAATTTTCAGGTATCGAAGAAATAGAAAAGGTATTGCAATCAGTATTGCGTGGCGGTGAGCGTTTTTGGTGTTTTTACTCCTACAATCCGCCTGCGTCTATGCAAAACTGGGTGAACAACGAAGCACTGAAAGCTCGACCCGATAAACTGTTACACAAAAGCAACTACCTGCAAGCCCCGCCCGAATGGGTAGGGAAACAGTTCCTCTACGAAGCATCAGTTATGGCAGTATATCAGCCCCGCAGGTTTAGACATGAGTATTTAGGTGAAGTCACAGGAACAGGCGGCGAGATATTCACCAACTTAAAACTGCGACCAATCACGAATGAAGAAATATCGCATTTCGATAATATTAAGCGTGGGCTTGATTTAGGCGTATCAATCGACCCTATGGCGTATATGACTGTGCACCTAGATACGGCAGCACGCAAGCTATATATTTTCAATGAATACTATGCCCGTGGCTGCCCTAGCTGGACGTTAGCAGAACACATCAAAAAAGAAAATCCACGCAACAGGCTTATAGTAAGCGACATCCAGCATGAAACATTAATGAGCCTAAAAAGCTATGGGATTAATGTTATTCCGGCTAAAAAGGGGCAAGGCTCGAGAGAATGGGGCTATAAATACTTAACAGATGATTTGTTAGAAATCGTTATAGACCCTATGCGCTGCCCGAATGCAGCACGAGAATTCGCCCAATACGAGCTAAAAAAGGATAGAAACGGTAACTATATCGCTAACTACCCTGACGGCAACGACCATACTATAGACGCCGTTAGATACGCATTAGAAAACAGTCACCCGCCAATGAAAGTAAAACGCAGATAAATAGGGGGAAAAGAAATGAACAACAGCAAAAACGCGCAGAAACGTATCCGACAGAAAGCACTGAACACTGCCCGAAAAAATAGCGGCAACGAAAATCAGGCTTTCAACAACAAAGAACGAATCAGAAAAGACCCGAGATTGAAAGCATTAAACCTTATTAACCCGGTAGAAGGTACGCCAAGAGTGCCGACCCTTGCCGACATTAAAACAATGTACGGTGCGCCAGCTACGCTAGCAGAGGTAGACGCAGATACCAAAAAAGCAAATGACGCTGCTATAGGTCAATGTCATTCATTGCTACATCATGCTATCTCTATAATGGGCATGAGTGCATACCCGCAATTTTTAGGCTACGGTTATTTAACAGGGCTTGCGCAAAACGGGCTTATTCGGGCAGGCTGTGAGATGATTGCTGATGAAATGGTAGAAAAGGGTATAACGCTAACAACAAAGGGCAACAATGACCCTGATACCGATAAACAGGCAAAGCTGGACAGACTTAACGAATTAATAACCAAGATAAACCTGCTGCCGACACTACGCAAAGCGGTAAGTATCAGTAAATACTACGGCGGCAGTTTAGTATACATGGACTTTGACGGAATCGACACCGCCAGTGAAAACCTGCTAAATCCATTAATTTTAACGAAGAACGAATTACGAGGTAAAAAACTGCGGCGTTTGAAAGTTATAGAGCCGTATAACCTTTCCCCCGGTCAATACAACGCAGCAGACCCGCTGCAAGAACATTACTTCAAGCCACGATATTGGTTTGTAATGGGGAAAGCTGTAGACGCAAGCCGCTTCCTGCCGCCAGTGCAGGAAAATGAGCTGCCGACGATATTACGACCTGCTTATAACTTTTTCGGTATCCCGCTTGCACAGATTGTACTAGACGCCATGGCGCACTTTACAGAGTGCCGAGAAGCAGAAGTGCGGTTATTAACTAAATTTAGTTTAACGGTGTTCAAAACGAATCTTAACGAGCAGCTTTTTTCTGGCGGTGACTGGTCGCAAATCGATAACCGTGTAAATAACTTCGTACAGTATCGAAGTAATGACGGCGTTATGTTGATAGATAAAGAATCAGAAGATATTGATATTAAATCAACGTCGTTAGCTGGTGTAAAGGATATAGTAAGTCAGGCTATGGAGATTGTAGCGGCTTACTTCAATGAGCCTGTAACAAAAATGTGGGGCTTAACACCGTCAGGTTTTAACACAGGTGAAAGCGATTTAAATAACCACTACGACCACATAGCCAGCCAGCAAGAAAAGCAACTGCGTGACCAAATAGAATACGTCTTAAAGGTACTACAAGTGCAGGAATGGGGAGAGATAGACAACGAAATAACTTTTACCTTCAATCCATTATCAGAGGAAAAAGAAGAAAGCATAGCTACGGTAAACAAAATCAAAGCTGAAACGCAGCAGATTTATATATCTAATGGTGTCATCAGTCCTGACGAGGGCAGAGAGTGCCTGAAAGCTGACCCGAAAAGCGGTTTTAACAACCTCAATGAAGAAAGCGTACCCGAGGAAGAATTAAGCGAGGAAGAACGCGAACTGTTAGGATTAACCGAAAAACGGGAAGTTTTGAGCCAAGATGAAAAGCCGCCAAAAGAAGTTGAATAAAAAAACGAAATAATTGATTAAAAATAAGTAAAATGGGAAAAAATGCGGGGTTATATCAAATAATCCCGCATAAACCTTACAAAAGGGGGCTAATGTATGGCGTCGAAAATCAGACGACGGCGGCGACAGGTAACTATACCGGGAATACCTGCCAGCGTCGGAATACAGAACGAATACGCCCGTTCGATACGCCGCTTAATAAAACAAATGGAAAAGGCAGCGTTAAAGTTTGTGCTTGAAAAATACAAGCTGTTTAGAGCGTCGGAAATGGTAACGAATGACGCGCCCGTTGATTTCGACAATAGACGCTTACAGCAGCTTATTGACGCTATAAAAGCGCGTTTCGGCAGATATATAAGCGAATGGGAAGCCGAGGAACTGGACGCTATAGCCAGCAAGTTTATCGGTAAGATAGATAAACAGACTAAAGCGGGGCTTATGGCTAATCTAAAAAAAGCGGGCATTGTGATAGATTTTCACATTAGTGCCTTACATCAACCGCTACTTGAAGAAATGGTAGCGAGTAACGTAAATTTGATAAAGAGTATTGCCCCTAAATACTTTGATAAATTAACCAATGTTGTAATTGACAGCGCACTTAAAGGGCGGGATATGGCAAGCATATTTCAGCACATAAAAGACATTAACAAGGTTACAGAACGGCGGGCAGAACTGATAGCCATAGACCAAACCAACAAGGCAACGCAGGCGTTAAACGTTATGCAGACGAAGGATATCGGTATAAAAAAAGGCATATGGATACATATACCCGGCGAGAAAAGCAGCCGTAAAACACACATTGCAATGAATGGAAAGACATTTGATTTAGACGAGGGGCTTTATGACGAAGATGTAGGCAGAAATGTTTTACCGGGAGAACTGCCATATTGCAGGTGTGATTTTCGACCCGATATCACCGAATTACTCGCTAACGAGCAATAATTAAGTTAACCTGTGATATAATCAAAATAACAAATAAAAACATTTGTATTAAAATAGTTAAAACGAAAGGGCTGACCATATGGAACGGGAAAACAATATTTTAGCGTTTGACGCCGCCATAACAGCGCGCAGAATAGACGAAAACGGATTTATGCACGTTGACGCCTGCCCAATCAGTAAGGCGACTGTAAACCCGTATTTAGGGCGTGAAATTCCGAACTGGCAGGATTTAGGCTTAAACCCCGAACGTGTCTACTATGGACTGCGTGACCCGGAAGAATTAGCGAAAGCTGCCCCAACATTTAACGGCTTGCCGCTAATGCAGGGACACCACGACTATACCGCCGACGCGCCGCCTAAAGAATATCAGGTAGGCAGCACAGGAACAGAGGCACGCTTTGAAGAACCGTATTTATTAAATGCGTTATCTATCACCGATAAAAAGGCGATTAAATCCGTCGAGGACGGAAGTTGTAAGCAGATATCTTGCAGCTACCGCTATACACCCGATATGACCGCAGGGGAATATCAGGGCGCAAAATATGATTTTGTTATGAGAGATATTCGAGGAAATCACGTTGCCCTTGTGCCGCAAGGCAGGGCTGGCAGTGATGTAGTTGTATCCGACAGTTTACCTGTTGAGATAGAAAAAACAACGAAGGGAGAAAAAAAGCAAATGAAAAATCTTTCAAAAGATATTTTAAGTTTCAAACGCCGCAAAGCTGACTTACAGCGCGTTATCTTTGCAAAAGACGCTGATTTAGGTATCGAAGCAGCAGAAGTTGTATTGGCTAATTTGCAAAAGGCTGTAAATGTGGTTGAAGCGCAGGTAGAAGGTTACGACCCCCGAGAAATCGGCTTGGATGTAGACGCAGATATTTCTATCGACGACCTTGTAGATAAATTCTTTACAGGGCTGGAAGCTGCACAAAAAGACACTATTAAGGCGAAACTGTTAGAATTAAAAGGCGGTGAAGGTATGGATGAAAAATTGACTTACGCCGAGGGCGTATCCAAAGGCGAGAAATTGGAAAAGAATCCAGCAGAACGCGCAAAACTCGATAAAGAACATGAGCGTAAAGGCATGGAAGAATATTTAGCAAAAAAAGCTAAAGACGAGGACAAGGAAGAAAAAGCCGAAGATGATGAACTCGAAGAACGCATGAAAGACCCTGCTTTTAAAGCGGGTTTTGAAATGGGTATCAAAGCAGGCGAGCGTTACGAAAAAGACAATCCGAAACGGATTGACCGCGACCACGAGCGCGAAGGTGAGGAAAAATACCTTGCTAAAGACGCACTTCCCGCATTGCTGGCTAATGCTAAAGCAGAAGCGGAAAAAAATGTTATGGAACGCGTGAAAAAACTTAACGCTGCCGCTAACGCTTGCGCTTTCGCACTCGGTAACGTCGACGCTATGGCGTATGACAGTGCAGAAGATATCTACGCAAGAGCCTTGCAAGCTAAAGGCATTGATACTTCTAAATATCCCAAAGAATCTTACAAAGCTATGGTTGACGTGTTGCAAAAACAACGTTTTGACGTAACCCACGCTAACGACGAAGCAATCAAGAAATTCAGCGTATCCAGTGAAAAAACTCCTGAATACATGAAAAATCTGAAAAACATCACTATTCGATAAGAAGGGAGCAAAGAAAAATGGCTAACGAATTTCAAGGACAAGTAAACATCCTGCCTGCTATTGGTGTACCCGGTCAACATATGAGTACCAATCCTTTAGTAAGCACTCAAAAAGGCTATTGCGCGGCTGACACCGTAAATATTGGCGGTTTTGTTTGGGCGGTAACCGTAAAAGAAAACGACGCTTTTGTAAAATCCACAGGCACAGGTGCGCCGCTGGGCTTTGCAGTGCGTGAAATCACTAACCCGCTGGGTTATAACAAATCAGCTTCTAACACTGTTCCTACAGGCTTTCCTGTATCCGTAGCAGTCAAAGGTGACTTTGCTGTTATTACTGGAACGGCTGCCACCGTAGGTCAAAGCGTTTTCGCAGTACTTGCAGACGGCAGTATTAAAACTGGCGAAAAAGGCGGCACTGTAGAGGGTGCAGTAGAAACTGATTATAAAGTAGTAAATATTAACGGCGGCGGTGCTGTAGGCGATATTATCGTCATCAGTAACTGGGCTTAATGAAAGGGGAAAACACAAATGTTTGAAAATCAATTAGGCTTGCAGGAACAGCTTGACGTGATGAAACAATACGGTATCATTTTTGATACTGGGTCGCCTATCCGTGGCATTTTGGCAAACGATAGCATTGACCAGTTAGCGAATGACGCTGCAATGGTTACAGCAGCCAACAGCGGCGTTCCTGTTGAATTTACATCTTATATCGACCCTATGATTATTCCTATCCTGACCGCTACCCGTGGCGCAAGGGAGATTTTCGGAGAAGCGAAAAAAGGTGATTGGACAACCTCTTACGCACGCTTCCAAACTTCCGAAATCACAGGCGAGGTTGAAGCTTATACAGATTATGGTCAAGGCGGTGCTTCTGATGTAAACCCGACTTTTCCTGTAAGAACTCAATACATCTATCAAACTAACATCCGTTATGGCGATAGAGAAGTCGACGTCGCAAGCCACGCGCGTTTGCAACTGGCAGCCGATAAACAACGTGCTGCTGCTACTGTAATCGACATTGCAAGCAATAAATTCGCATTGTATGGCGTGGCAGGCTTGGAGATTTACGGTTTGCTGAACGACCCGAATTTACCTGCTGCTGTTAGTCCGTTGCCAAATGCAGACAGCAAAACCTTGTGGGCTGAAAAATCTACTAAAGAAATTTACGAAGATGTACTGTATCTGTTCGGCAAAATGGCTGACCGTGGCGCAGGACACATTGACGCTAATACCGAACTTGTACTTGCTACCTCTCCCGCTACACAGGTACAACTTGGCAGAGCAACTGACTTCAATATCTCTGCACGTCAAATGTTGGAAACCTACTTCCCGAAAATCCGTTTCGTTGCATTGCCTGAACTGGCTACCGCAACTGGCGGCACTTCCATTCTCCTTGTCGCTCCGACAATCGAAGGACTGCCGACAGCTCAAATCGGATTTAGCGAAAAATTCCGTGCTATGCGCTTAATTCCGGAAAGTTCCAGTTTCCATCAAAAATTTGTCGGTTCTTCTTACGGCACTATTATTTATAGACCGTTTGCAATCGGTAAAATGACAGGCGTTTAATTTACAGTAACTAATAAAAAAGGAGTGCTGCTACATGGCTAGACCAAAAAAAGTAAAAGAAGATGAAATTGTAACAATCGTTGATGATAAGAATACAGAAGCATTACTGCCGCAGGAAGTCGAGCCGACAGGGGTAGAAGTGATTGAGGAAGAAAAGCCCGTTACTTATGACCCCAACGAAGGTGAAGAAGTCAGCGAGGTAGAGGGAAAGGAAGTTGAAAAAGTTAACGCCAAACAACCTGTTCAAGCTTCCCCGACCAAACAAGCTGACACTGTTACGGTATGCTGCAATTCTTATCAAGACGTGATTTTTGCTGTAAGACTGCCAAACGGTAGTCTTGCCGAGGTTAAATTTAACGGCAACAACAAACATCTTGCGGGGCTTGAAATGGGTAAAAACCCAATCGGCGGCGCGTTTGGTATGACTTTCGGCGTTCCCTCTGACATGTGGGAATTGATTAAAAAACAGCATAAATCAGACCCTAGAATTATTAACGGTTTGATTTTTGCATCAACCGGAGATACCCGCTTTACAAAAAGCGCAATCCACGAACGCAAAGAGTTGCGTAACGGGAACGAGCCACTTGACCCGAAAAAGGTTATTGCTTCAACAACCCCTTTTAAGTAAGGGGGCGTAAAAATGGCTGATGATAACAATATCGTTATATTCGACCCGGAAGAATTTAAAAAGCTGTATCCGCAGTTAGCGGGTGTAGATGATGTTGTACTTGAAAATAATTTCAAAATAGCAACACTGGCTTTAAATAATTCCGTGAATTCAGCCGTAAAAGACCTTGACGAACGTAAAACGCTGCTTTACCTGCTCACTTGCCATATAAGCGAGCTACAGCAGCGCGGAGCGTTTGTTGTAGGCGTTTTGAGCGGCGCGACACAGGGAAAGGTATCAACAAGCTATACCCTACCAATGTCGCTTAACTGGTATAACCAGACACAATGCGGTATGCTTTTTTGGACACTCACGGCAAAGTACAGAGCAGGCGGGCGTTATTATGCGTTTAAAAGTCAAGCTTGTTACAGGTAACAGCACAGGGACATCCGGTAACTGGAAAAAGAAGTTGCGAAATCTGGTAAGACAAACGCCGGAAGCACAGGCGGGCTTTACAGCGGACGCAACCTATCCAAACGGGATAAATGTTGCATATGTCGCCTACATTCAAAATAAGGGCATGGGCGGCGTTCCTGAACGCCCCTTCATGCAAAGGACTGTAGATGAACAACAAAACAAATGGAGCAAGCAACTTACTGCCCTGTTAAAAGGTAAGTCGGCGCAGAACGGCGCGCTTTTAAATGCCTACACTGCTGTATCAAAAGAAATGAAAGCGGACATACAGGATACTATAAAAAAATGGGAGTGGAACGACCCTCGACCGAATAGCCCTGCCACTATCCGCATGAAACAGCGCAAGGCACAAAGCGGTAAAAACGCCGTAGCAACTGACCCTTACCGGGCTTTGATTGATACGTCTACTATGATAAACGCGGTAACAAATAACGTAAAAGTTAAATAAAGAGGGTGTAACAGATGAACGGAATTAATTTGCACATGGTAGTTAGAAGTGCTATAACTACCATAAATCCTGACGAACAAGTTATCTTGTATCAGTCAGCAGGGCAAAAAAATATCAGCGGCATTGTTACACCGCTTTTTTTTAGCCCTGCAACTGTAAACGTGCAGTTTCAGCCAAACGAAGCGAATCGCTTACAGCACCTCGAAAACATCAACAGCACGGCGCATACAGAACAGATATTTCTTGCCAGCGACAACAATAGACCTATTGAGGGCATTGCACGAGTTCCGATTTTACGCACAGGCGATTATATCGAGCGCAAGCCCGGTGAATTTTGGAAAATCACAGCAATGTTTGAGGACTGGTCTAATGTCGGTTGGGCTAACTGCGAAGTAACATTGCAAGTGCCGCCATACCCTGACTTTACCAATCAGCCTGACGACGAAGGAAACGACCTTACAAGCGTCGGAAGAAAGGCGGTGAAGTAATTGGAGCATGGAGCGATTAACGTAGCCGTAGAAGCCTATTTGCGTGCTTATATGCAACCGCCGTTAACTGCTGAACAAATTTACCTCGGGCAGCAGAACAATTCGGCACTTCCAAAAACACGGGAACACGTAGTGTTTTTTCTTGCCAGTACCCGCCGAATCGGTACGAATGTCGGGGAGCAGATTGTTACAGAAGCAGGAACGACGGAAACACGTTCTTACCGCGAATATGTCGTTAACGTCGATTTTTGTGACGCCGATTATCAAAGAGCATTGCAGCGTGCCGAATACTTTGAAACGCTGGGGCGCTCTGATGTTGCGGTTGACTTTTTCAAAAAGAACTACAATATTGCTTTATTGTACTGCGAAAATATGCAGTTTTTACCATATACTGATGACACAAATCAATATATCAACAGATACCGCTTACCGCTTCATTTAGCGTTTTGGACAGTATACGAATACCAGACAGAATACTTTGATAAAATCGCGATAACGCGGCTAGAAAATGTTGACGTACATCATAAACCAGAAAAAGGGGGTTTATAAAAAATGGCAATACCTATTTCAAAAATCGTTGAAATTAATCCGCGCGTAATTAAAGCGGGTAGCCAAGAGCTTGAAATCGCTGGCTTGTATTTAAGCGAAAACGAATTAACACCATTCCCAACGCTTAAAGCATATGCAAGCAAAGACGCTGTAGGCGAATACTACGGGCTTGATAGTATTGAATATCTTGCGGCTAGTCATTACTTCCAGTCTTATGATAACAGTGTTAAAAAGCCTAATATTCTTTATTTTGCAAAACGGGTATCTGAGGCAATCGCAGGTAAGCTGTTCGGCGCAGAAGCGTTATCACTGACCGACCTAAAGAAAATCACTGCTGGCGGCTTTACTATCTCCGTAGACGGCAGCCCTATCCCTGTTACAGGATTAGATTTTAGCGCAGCTACAACGCCAAGCGACGTAGCCGCAG